GGACGTCTTCAATCTTTGTCGGATCTGGTGGGATCAGCAACCACTTGTACATGTCAACGACATAAATGTCGAATGTTGCATCTTCCTTCTGAAGACGCTTCGCGTGATTCGCAGCTTCGTCACGAGTTGCGAATGCCCCACGAATCTTGATTCCAAATTGATCATTCTTTTGTGGTGCCTCTGGGCCAACGACCGAGAGGCAAGCAAATAATTGACCGGGAACAGTGGTGTAATCTTGTTCGAGAGACATGGTATTATACCCATATTAGACTCTAAAACTTTAAGCTAACTTAAAAGGTTCAGTTCTATTTTAAATAATGAGAACCTTTTGGGATAAACAACCTGTACCCCAAGCTGGAGTTACATATGATATGGGGTGTAATATCGAAAAGGATCAAAAATTAGATACAAACCCCACTACACTCCCCATTGGTTTTGAATGGGATGAACCATCACTCGATGAAGCACACAGACTTCTTAAAGATCATTACGTGTCTGATGAGACCTTCAATCTCCATTATTCTCTGGGAACACTCAAATGGGCGGTAGAATTTCCGGGATATAAAAATATAGGAATTCGTGTGTGTGAGACTGGTGAACTTATTGGGTATATTTCGAGTATTCCCCAAAATGTACGTGTGTGTGACAAGAATTTGAAAATGGTTCAAATCAACTTTCTATGTGTACACCCATCCCACAGATCTCATGGTTTTGCACCAATTCTAATTAGTGAAATTAAACGAATTGCGAATGTAAATGGTATATGGCATGCCGTTTATACGGCTGTAACAAAAATTCCAACACCAATCACTAAATCATCATATTGGCATCGATTCCTCGATGTAAAGAGACTCGTTAAAACCGGGTTTTACCAAACAAATCGTTTGAGGGAAAAATACTTTGAACTACGTGGAACGTCGCGATTTAGAAAGATGACTTCTAAAGATGTTCCAAAAGTTACATCTATACTGAAAAAGTATTTTGATGAATTCAAGTTGGCTCCGGTCATTGATAAGGAATGGGTCAGATATTGGATTCTACCAGTGAATGCATACGTTAATGATGACACGGACGAATTCATTTCATTTTATGATATTCCATACAAGCGAGTTGATGACTCAGATGAAGTACGTCAAGCGTATGCGTTTTACATGGTTGGTGATGTATACAACGACGCCTTTTTAATCGCAAAAAATTTAGGATACGATGTATTCAATACACTTGATGCGGGGCAGAAACGTTCTCATTTGGAAAAATTAAAATTTATAGAGGGAAGTGGTCATGTATACTATTACTTATTCAATTGGCTTCCTTCATCTACGGTTGAAATTGAAGATATACAACTTAAGTTACCTTAAAAGAATTGTTCTAATGTAAATCATGGAAGAGATCCGTCGAACCCACAATGATGCCAAGCGAAACCTGATACAGTCTGTCACTCAAGAAGGAAATCAGATACTTGACGTTGGCTGTGGTTTTGGTGGTGATCTTCAAAAGTGGCACAGGTGTGGTGCAAACATGAGTATGTGTGACCCGGAGCCATCGGCCCTCGTAGAAGCCAGAAGTCGCGCAAAAAACATGAGAATGCGAGTAAATTTTTACGAGGGGGACATACACAACTGCCCGAATAGAAAGTTTGACATTGTGTGTTATAATTTTTCACTTCATTATATTTTTGAATCAAAGGATACATTTTTTAGTTCAATTAGGGAAATCAAGAAGAGAATGAAACCCGGTGGACGTCTCATAGGGATTATTCCAGATTCAGAAAAGATTATATTTCGAACACCTTATAACGATGATTTGGGAAATTTCTTTTTAACTAAGACTAAGTGTATGGGTCGTTATGGTGAAAAATTATTTGTGAATTTAGCAGACACACCATTCTACGCGGATGGTGTGAGATCTGAACCCATAGCTTATAAGGATCTCCTGGTAACACATCTAGAAGAGATTGGCTTCAGACTTGAGATGTGGGAGGGTCTCGAGGGAAATCCAATCTCCGAATTCTATAGCAAATTTATCTTTGTATATAAGAGATGATCGCATTCATTGTATTGTTGCTCATAAATTTATGGATTCTTCAACGAACACGCGAACCCCAGGAACTCACCGAGGTCAAAGAAAAGTACACGACTCTTCGAACACATCTCGTGAATACTGAAAATCAAAAGTATAAAATGTTGACGCGTTGTATTCCAATAACCGGAATTCGTGGTATGCGCGGCACCATTGGTTACAATACGAATAAAGGACAAGAAATAGCCATATGTGTCGACGGAACATCAAATGAGATGTTCCACGTTCTTATTCACGAACTCGCACACTGCACAGTTGATGAGTATTCTCACTCCCAGGGTTTTTGGGACAATTATGCAGAACTCCGAGATATGTGTATTGAGATTGGAATATACGAAAAAATTCCAGATAGAAAGGCTTTCTGTGGTCAGAAAATACAGGATAAATAATCTTCTTTACATATATTAAATGAAAACCCCTCTCAGTGTCTTACTGACGGTTATCTTATACTACATCGCCATATATGGGATAACAATCATACCACACATCAGTAACAACTATTATGGGAATTTGATCATTCTCACATTGGTGATACCAAACATCTTTAGACATATTGTGGGAAGTGTGCCACGCTTGGCTGTTGATCGTTTGTTTGTATTTTCGACGACGGTCATCGCGTTCGTGATAACTTTTCTCATGAACAAGTTGTGGGGTGATACGAAAGACGCGGTAAAAGAGTACGGGAGTGACAGAAGCAAGACACTTAAATTGAGTGCCTTGCTCATGACAGCTTTTACTGTTGGAGCGTTGATTACCTATTATTCAGGTATTGATAATTCAATCTATTCAAATATGGGTTGGGAATCAAATCAGGGTTTCACAATGTAAGTCTTCCCGAAGTAGAAGACAATTGCCGCAACCAAACCAGTTGACGCCAAACCAACCATGCTTCGCGCACCTTGTTCGTTGAGGAACTTGGGAACGGAGGTGACAAGTTTGTCTTGAACCGGCTTCGACACCGCGACGGCAGCCGCAACACCCGCAACGAGGGCGATGAGTTGATCATCGGTGAGGTTCATTGGGTTCTTGCTCTCTGGTGCCTTCTCAGCTTGCTGCTGCGCCATGAAAGCACCCTGGGGGTTTGGTGCTGTCATTTGTGGCATCACACCTTGCATTCTTGGCTCTTCCATCATCATTGGGGGATCCATCATAATGTCATTAATTGGAGTAGAGTCCATTGTCTGTTTATTTTGTCCCACATTTTTTTCCTGTTCTTGTGACGCTCTATTATCAATAAACACGGTAGATCTATTATCATTCAATGGAACCATCCCATCTCCATTGTCTGAAAGATTCATGGTATTTACGTTGGTAGCCATTTAGTATATTCATATGTTTTTGAAACATCTGAGTAACGCGGCCTGCTACTTTGTCTTAGTAATTTTTAAATTTGTCTTTTTTGTGGCTTTTTTTGCATCATCTTCTCGATGTTGCATGTGTTTGGGATTATACATCTTCTGGTGAAGTCTCCACAGATCGGGACTTCCAACCCTAAAGTTTTTTCTGACTGTTGCTTTATACCAATATACACAATCCTGTATTTTATTGGATTTAACGGTATTATCCAATACGAGACACTCATAGTTTTCTGTACATGCATCCATCACCTTGCAAAACATATCAAATGATGGGAAGATACCGAAGAAAGATTTATAAAGTTTTTCTCTATTTTGTATAATATTTTCACGGAGAATGAATACATAATCTACATTTGCACGAAGTGCTGGTGGTAAATCCATGACATATTGCATCGTGAGCATGAAGAAGATTTTCCAGTGTCGTCCATTCATAAAACACTGTCTAATACACGTATCTTTCAGAAACTTTGAATCGTACATACAATCATCAAGAAGCATAAAAGCACCACAATTGGTTTTACCCGCACCCACGAGTTTACGCTGTCTTGACATGACTCTTTCTATGGCATCTCGGTCGTAGTCTCCATAGACGAAGAGGTCTGGAATAAATTCTGAATAAAAATGGTTACCTTCTTCCGTCCCTGATAAAACAATGCCTGCTGGGAGGTGTTTTTTATAATACATGATGTCTTTGACTAACGTAGACTTACCAGTATTACGCTTTCCAATAAAAACACATACCCGATCATCGCCCATTGTTTCGGGTTTGAATTTCTTCAATTGAAGATTCATTCTACTTTAGCGTACCGTTTTATTTAACAAAATTTTACTCACATAAAGTAGGAATGTCAGGTCGTTTAAGACTTGCGGCCACTGGAGTTCAGGATCAATGGCTCACAGGCGATCCACAATTTTCATATTTCCTGATGAATTTTAAAAGACATACAAAGTTTGCGATTGATTATTTCGAGAATCAATTTGATGGTAACATAGACTTTGATGAAATTATAACAGCTCGTGTACCAAGTGACAAGGGTGATCTCATAAAGAATATGAACTTGAAAGTTACACTGAGTGATCCAAAGCCGGATACACCTGGAATTAACGATGTATATTGGAATCCATCTATCGTCGCAAATCTCATAGAGTACGCTGAATTGGTAATTGGTGGTCAAGTTATTGAAAAAATTACAGGCGAGTATATCTATATTCACCAGCAACTACACAACAATAACGATGATACGACACAAACACTGTATTTTTTAAATGGGCATGGTAACTTTTTAACGTATACTGGAGACTATACATACTACTTGGATCTTCCATTCTATTTTTTTAGAAATCCATCTTTATCCATACCAACCTGCGCTCTTACAAAACAAAGCGTTGAAGTAAGAATTAAAACGACGCCTCTATCCAAATTAATATTTTATGGCGCACCATCGAATGTAAGTGCATCAATAAGAAAGATTTCTCTAGACGCTGAATTTATATACGTTGCCGACGAAGAGAGGAACTTTTTAATGTCCAGACCAATTGAGTATGCTATCACACAACTTCAGATGTCACAATTTAAGATGAAAGCGGGTGAGACAAAAAAGGGTGTCATGTTAAATTTTAAACACCCCGTCAGAGAGTTATTTTTTGCGTGTACACCGGACAGCTTTACTATTACAGCTAATGCACCAAATGCGTATACAACCATAAAGAATGTCGAATTACGTTTTAACAATCAAGTTGTATTTGACAACGATACAAAATTCCTTGTGTATGAACAGGCGTTAAAGCATCACACAAATTCACCGTTGGTTCTTCGTACACTTGCACCATTATTGGGTTTATTCACTCTCAAATCTGATTTTGGAATGTATAGTTTTTCGTTACACCCGGAAGTTCATTATCCAACTGGGCAAGTAAATATGAGTCGCATAGCTCACAAATTATTCACAATAGAAATAGAACCATCCAACTTAACATATGCGAACGATGTACGCGTCTATGCGGTGAACTACAATATTCTTCGTTTTGAAAGTGGATTAGCTGGTTTAAAATTTTAGATTGTTATATTAGTAATGGCTGGTCGTGTTCAGCTCGAAACATTTGGACCTCAAGACAGGTTCTTTACACTCGACCCAGACTATACACATTTTCTCCAAAGTTTTAAGAGGCATTCAAACTATTCAACAGAATATGTTTACATGAAACCAGAGAATGAAGCCGACTTTGGAAAAAAAGTAAAGTTTACGATTCCCCAAGATCAGGGTGACCTTCTTAAAACATTGAGTGTTAAAGTCAAGTTACCAGCTTTGACATCACCATATAATATTGGTTACATTGAATCCATTGGTCACGCCCTCATAGAATATGCTGATATCATCGTGGGTGGTGAAGTTATTCAGAGAATCACAAGTGATTATTTACAAATATATTCAGAACACAACTTTACACAAACAAAACAAAAGGCTCTTGAAAAATTAATTGGAAAATATTCGTTGAGAACATCAGCGGTTCGAGTTTCTGACCCAACTATTATAGGTTTCCTTGGTAAAGCCACAACTGAACAAGACTACTTTATAGATTTACCATTCTATTTTTACAATAACCCCAAACTTGCCATACCCCTTTGTGCCATCACGAAACAGGAAGTTGAAGTTGAGATTAAATTGAGAGACTACACAAATCTTATTATTGATACATCGGATGGAACATACAAAAATCTTACATACACACCAAAAATAACAGATTTCCAATTATGCAGTGAGATCGTTTTTGTAGACATATGTGAACGTGTAAAGATTAAAACTTCAAAGCATGATTACACAATTACACAAATTCAACAAAATACATTTGACATTCCGGAAAATGTTTCTACGGGTAAATTCAGATTAAGTTTTATAAATCCAGTGAAGGAATTGTATTTCGTGATTCAACTACAAGGTGCTTCGCCATTCGATTATGATAATACATTATCGGTCTCGAATAACAAATTGGTACTGTACGAAAACTTGAACTATCTCACACTAGACTTGGATGGTGAGCCAATAATCACAGATGAAACTGGAAATGTTATATTTTTGAAAGCCGTTCAGGGTGCAATTCATCATTCAAAAACACAACTCATTCGTAGATTTTACTCATATAGTTTTGCGTGTGAACCAGAAAAGTGGTATCCCACGGGGCAGGTTAATTTCAGTCTCGTGAAAGAGCAAATCCTCAACCTAAGTATGACACCTTGCATCTCTTATGCAAGACAACTTCGTGTTTACGCGTTAACGTATAATATCCTTCGTGTACACGGGGGAATTGCTCAAACACTTTTTAATTCGTAATAATAAAGATGATGAAAACAGGATTCGGTGAATCGTCAGGAGAATACGAAAACGCTCAAAGTAATGCGCTCATTGGCATCGTCACACCAGTGATTGAAAAGAGTTTAATCATTGCGTGTCAATATTGTAAAGCGTGTGGTCGCACAGCTGTGACAGCGGAAGATATGGAATATGCCGTTAAGTTTTGTGTCATGCACACTGTGGGAGAAAGTATCGGTTCCATCGTTCCAGAAATATACGATGAGGAGGAATCCGATGAGGATGATATTGAAGAACTTACGGAAGACGAATGCCCCCCATTCACCCGATACACAGGACAAGATCTAACGTTCACACGCGTGAATGCCGCATACGACCGATGGGATGAATGGGAACCACAAAACCCGGTGGAAGAGATGTTAAAAAATGCTATTAATAGTAATGAGTACATTGGAGCCGGAGGGGTGGACGATTTCTGAATATAAGTCATTTAAAGTTCAAGGGGACGAAGACACAGATACCAGTACCGATGGAGATTCTTCAGACGACGAGCAGTTGTTTACACAGACTAAAAAAACCATCGGCAAAAAAAAGTACAAGCGTATCTATGAAGAAGAATTGTTACCAGAATAAATTTTCCCAGTGTAATATATAAAACCCTCATCATGGAAAACGCGATTGAAACTGTCAACCTCGTGACTCAAGAATTGGAGACCCAATCCCTCAATGCGATTGTTGCGGGCTTCTCCTTCGCCGCGGCCCTCAGCTGGAACGACCTCGTCCGCTGGGTTCTTCAGCAACTTATCCGAGTTCCAAAGAACAGCGGTGCTCAGTACACCCTTGTCGCGGTCCTCACTACTCTCCTTTCCATCGCAGTGTACCTCGCCATCTCTCGCATTTCCAAGCGCGTGAGCCGACCAGCTCAGCCAGTCTATGCGATTACGCAATAAGTTTGGGTTTTCGTTTCATAACTAAAAGAAGCATAACTCCGACAAAAACGATGGCAAATATAGCCAGGTAATTACCCCTACTATAAGGATTCTCAATTACAGGAATGCTTATAGGTGGAGGCAGAGATCGTTTCAAAATATCAGGGGAAACTTTGGGGAGACCCTCGAGTTTATCAGTAGAACATTCGACTTCAAATTTCAAAATATGATCTTGATTTCTGAAATCGTATGGAATGAGCCTTCCGTGACTCATATAGAAGAATTCAATTCTAATGTCTCGAACATACTTTTGTGTACCCGTGTGGAATTGATGTGTAAATGGATCATCGGCGTGACTAAAATTAATCACATCCGTTCCATTTGTTAGTATATGACCTGTGTAAAAAGGTGTCGACGAATATACATACTTGTTGAATTCATCCGACCCCGCACTGATTCGCAGAATTAACGAATTTACACCTTGTAAATTGATGGCACCGGATGATAATGTGTTACTGGTTGATACAGCATCACCTGAACTAAATCCCAAAACTTGATGTGGGGTTGTCAAGGGTGATACATTACTCGCGTATCCATTTGTTCCACTGTTGAATTCAAATACAAAGTTATTGTCCCCGGCACTTGTGTTTGAAAAAATGAGTGAATTTGTATCAGTGTCAAATACAACTGAATCAACATTTGATTCGGGGGGTTGCAGTTTAACGTCTAAATCTGTTGCGAGATCTGTACCATTTGTATAGTTTGTTTCATCCAATGTAATGTTTACTCCATCAACACTAAAAGTCTTATTTAAACTATTTATTAGAAGTTGTGGAGTTGGAATACGAGCAGATAGAAGGCTTATTTTTGAAATGTCATAAATTGGATTTTTGAGAGTTACGACATAGTTATTTGCGTGTGGGTATATAGAGGTATCGCGTTCGCTACTATCTATGTCAAGGGTATGAACCTTCATTAAAATTAGTCCATATAATTTTAATGATTGTTTTTGTCTAATCAAGTTAAATTTAATTTAAGAAAGGCTGTGTGCCAATGGGTTGTTGTGGAGTTGCTTCTTCGCCAAATCCAACGTCGCCGCGTGTGGATTTTCGTTACACTTGTAGGCGTTGAATTGGTGATAAGGTTTTTGTTGATAGTGTTGTGTCCATGCACCGTTGGCGGCGTTCACACGACCGTCGATGCGCGTAGTATCAGTCCGAACCGTTGTGAGATGACCCCTGGTCTGGGTAACATTCATTCTTCCTGGGTTACCCATACGATTCGCCTTACCTCTGCGATCTTCTGGACGGAATCCATACTTCATCAATTCTTCGTTGGTCTTCGCAGACACTTGGACAGCCACACTGTTCGTGTAACCGCCGTGGAAGCTGTGAATACCTGGTGCTGGTTGATTGTTGTAGTTGTACTGTTGATCGTTTCGGTCACTCTTGAATCGGGTTGGATCTTGGGAAACCGCCAAAGCTGATGTGAAACGCTTCGCGCCGTTGTAACCAAGGCCATCATTTCGAAGACCGGTCTCCGATCGATTTGTAGTACGCATAGTCTTTTGGTGACTGGCTCTTGGGGTAACACCAGTCATACCCTGAGCCCGACCGGCCATCGTTGGGAGGCGGGATGGAAGGAATGCAGTCTTTTCTGGCATATTGTGTGTCAACTGACCAACAACAGCTGAACGACCACCGGTAATATCCATAGCTGGCCCGGATCGGCCTGGAAGTGTTGTGAGTCTGTATTCACCAACATTGACTGGGTTCACTCTAAACATTTGCTGATAACCACCAACCGCTGCAACATCCGCACCAACACCCAAACCTGGAC